CACCACGGGTAGGCATAGCTTTAGGCTTACCAATAGCAATCATTACAGTAACAGGCATAGATTTCTTCTTGCCATACTCTTTGGCTTCTTTCTCGCCTTTTTCTGTGTATGGGAATTTCTTGTTTCCTACTTGTGGCATATATTTCCTATCGAATTAACTTGGTTGCAACAAAAGAAATAACACCGCCAACAACAGAGGCGATAGCCATTCCAACGAAAAAGCCACCTTTAGATTTGTTAGCCATCTCTAAAAGCGTTTTAATATCTTGGCGAAGTGCATGGACTTCTGCTTGCAAAGCCTCAACTTGGGCTTCTAGCTTACCAAATTCCCTTGGATCAATTTCCGACATTTGAAACCTCTTTTTTTGGTCTGCCCAACTTGGGTTTATCTTCTACTTCCTTTGGAGTTTCCTCAACAAGAACGTATCCTTCGTGACCTTTCATGCTGTCAATATCGTGTTGATACGTGAAAGTTATTAGAGTACCAGACTGTAAACAACGAAAAGTAGCCATAAAAAACTCCAAAAAAAGGGGGGTATTAGCCCCCTTTTATCATACCAAACGAACTACAACGCACTTAACTGTAGTGCTTGCTAAGTCCACAGTAGCTGTACTTTCGTTTTGGAAACGAATAGAGACAGTATCTGCTGCTGAGACATAAGGCGTGATGGAGAGTCCAGAGACATCCACACCCATACTGATGTTCATCACAATGTCGCCTAGCTTTACGCCAGGTACTGTAATGGTGTTTGTTTCACCTGCGCCATCAACTAAAGATGAAGCGTTTAGTGTTGCTGTTACAGACCAAGTATCCGAAAAAAGACCTCGGAATTGGTCAGTTCCCCTACGGGAAACTACTGCTGTTGCTGCTGCCATAATAAATCTCCTTGATGTAAAAAATCCCCCCACCGATTAAGGCGAGGGGAAAAGGCAACTATTAGGCTGGAACTGCTAACGCAAATGCGCTAGAAGACAAAGCTGCACCAGTTGTGGCGGCTGTACGCATGGCTTTTACACCATACAGAGTGTCAGATGTAAACAGAGTAGCGAGGTACTCTTGTTTGTACTGAGTCTGTGAACGAACACCAACTTGCTCAACCAGAACCATAGAGTCCTTGTGACCCATCAAGCAGATACGATCTGTTGCACTATTACCTGCGCCAGTATCAGCATTGCTAGATGTGAACACGGGGATACCATACAGTTGACCGATTTCACCAGTACGGATTGCGTTACCATTACCCACAAAAGCCTGTTCTGTATAACGGGAAAGACCCATCAACGTATTGCGGCTTGAAGGAGGAATGATGAAGAAACGACCATCCATAGGAGTGTCATTGTCATCCAAACGCTGAATCGTGCGACGAATAGCGGCATCAGTCAACGCAGAAGCATTGGAAGATGTGCTGTTGTAAGCAGTAGTACCATCACCGCCAATAAAGGCTTTGGTGGATGTATTGCTTGTTGCGTAGTCGTTAGTACCGACAGTTGCACCATTGAAAGCACGACCCAATTGGATCAAGTCGGTATCAACTTGTTTAGCCAAAGCGTAACCAGCATCGGCAGTATAAAACTGACGCAAACTGTTCAATGCTTGTGCTTCAACAATGTCCTCAATGAAACGTGAGTACTCATAGTGCTTGTTAATCAAGACTTGAACTTCTGTCTCAGTATCGGCAATCAGAGTCACAGCAGTAGATGCCGCTTTTGCTGATGCGTTACCACGAGTAGGAGCTGGAATGTGAACTGTGTCACCCTTCTTGCCCTTGAAGTTCATCTTCATTACGATGTTAGCCAAAACAAGGTTTTTCTTGTATGCGGCTACGATTTCATCTGACCAGATTTCTGGGATGAATTTTTCTGCGGTTGTTACTGTAACCGCTGGTGTTGGATATGCCATGATTAAATCTCCTAAAGTTTAACGAACTCGACCTTCTGAGTATGCTGCCATAATTTCTTGACTTAAAGCATCATAACGATCTGGGTCTTGCATTTTGAGCCGAATAAGGTCTGCCCTTCTGTATACCCTCTTTGATGATTCACCAGAACCACCTACATCAACACCTACTGCTTTTAAGTTCTGTTTGCGAGTTACCTCGCCCTCATTACTTGTTTGCTTCTGTTTAACAGAACGTAGCTGTTTATAGGTAGATAGCAATTCATTGGCTGAGTCGTAATCATATCCAGAATCGGCTTGCTCGAAGATTTTAATGCGAATAGGGCTAGATTTCACCCAATTTGCAAAGTCCTGATCTTTGGCAATGTCTTCAAAGTCGGGATGCTCTTGCGCTAACCTTTGCTGAATCTGTGACCTTTTCATTTCTAGCGTTACTTGTCGTGCCGCTAGGATGTCTGGGTGATTATCAACAGTCTTTTGAACTGCCATCTGTGGATTCTCAAAGAAATCTACTTCAGGCTCTTCCTGTCTAGTCTGTTGTTGTCGTGAACCAAGGTTCTGTTTGATAAGTTCATCGGCTAACTTTCTAACCTCGCCTACTTCCTGTGCTTGCTTTCCAATTAGCTTTTCAGCCTCTTGGTGCATCTTCACAATCTCGTCTAAACTTTTATCCCTGTATTTCTCAGGAAGTTCATTCTTTTGCGAAATCTTCTGTTCTTCGATCTCTAACTCACCCAACTCTTCTTTGTCATCATCAACTAACATACTTTTTTCCTTTTCCTGCCGTTAATCGGTTGTAGGAGATTCAACTCGGCATAATTGCTTATGAGTTGAGTTTGCGTTCAGCATTCAACTTGTCTAAGTGGCTTTTCTCGAACTTCCCATGCGCTGATGGAAACGCTCCAGACCACCCTTCTAAGCGAAAAGCTGGCGCTGAGAGAATGCGATGAGAATTCTCACCACACTCACACTTCAGACTTGTTGCCTCATAATCAACAAATCTTTCTGTCTTATGCCCGTTTATACAGGCAAATTCATACATTCTTCTCATTTAAGTCCTCAAATGCTCTTTCGCTGACTTGTTTTAAGTTCTTCAGCCAAATAAGGATTGAATACTCACCTTTTCTGAATTGTAGACTTTTTTCATCTGCAATCGTTGCGATATTATTCAAAGGTTCTATCATTTTGTCAATATCTTCGATTAAATCTTTCCATCCCTCGGTTGACATCATGTCAAACCGATCTGTATAGTACTTTTCGAGTTCTGGAGTCATACGTCTTCAGCATCCTCAAAACCTACTTGCTGTTTTAAATCAGCATATAGACCATCCATCAGGTTTCCCTGTGGAGTTGGGCAATAGAAAGCGTGTTGTGCCACTTCCTGTGCGTTTGCTTGCCTAGCGTCAGCATTGGCAGACACAGACACTTGGTATTGCACTTGATCTTTGTTGCCAAAGATGTTTGTGATACGGGCATAAGCGTCTGTGAATGGAACGCCTACATTGCTTGTTGGGATAGAAATTTTCAGAGCCATTAGAAAGTCACCTCAGTTGTTTCGATTTTGCATACCCATCGGATTGTGGTAGCCGCCTGACCTGTAACAGTTACAGCGATACCGCCATTGGTTGTGTCAGCAGTAATAGCCAAGACCCATGTAGAGGCCCCTGCGTCTTGAGCAATGACAGTTGGTGTAACAGCCGCAACTAGCGTAGTAGAAGCAGCATTAGCACCACGCTTGATTACACCTTCAAACTTCCAGCCTGATGTAGTACCGCCAGCCGTGACGTTGGCAATGCAAGTGCCTTGGAATGTATAGGCGCTGTTGTTGGGTAGGATTACTTGGTTGGTTGTGGATGCGGCAGATGTGTTGCTTGTTAAAACTGTTGCAGTTGCATCAGTTGTTTGGCGACCAAGTAACAATGTTGCAAGTTGCTGAACACCTGTTGTTGCGTTAATAGGAGCAGCACTTGCAGGCAAAACCGTGTTGCCCTGTATTAATCTTGTTGTTCCAGACCTCCCACCAGCAACAATGCCACTGTTACTGTTTGCAGTATTGGATTGACCCCCAACAACAGAAGCATTAGTAGCGTTTGCAGTATTAAATGATCCGCCTAAAATTGCTGAATAAGTCCCACTTGCCGCGCTAGTTTCGCCGCCAACAACAGCAGCACTTGTACCGCTTGCTGTGTTGCTTGACCCACCAACAACAGCAGCACTTGAACCGCTTGCTGTGTTAGTGCCGCCACCAACAACTGCTGCTAAATCCGCGCTTGCTGTGTGACCCGAGCCACCAATAACAGTAGCTCTTATATTGTTTACTGTGCTGTTTTGACTGCAAAAAACTGAAGCATAAGATGCGCTTGCTGTATTGCCTGAACCTCCAATAACAGCAGAATAAGGCTGAGTTGCTTTATTTCCTGATCCTGCCAAAACCACAGCATAGTGGTTTGCACTAGAAGCAGGCGCAGAGTTTAAAGTAACCCACCCAGTTGCAACGTATCCACTAACACTACCAAAACTAATTAAATTTTTAGAATAACAAATGTCAACAGTTTGACCTGCGCCAATATTTAATATTTCAACTAATGTGCCAAGAGAAGAAACATCTGAAGCATACAAAAATATTTGTTGCGCCGAACTACCAAATATTGTGTTAACAATTTTTATTTGCTTACCCTCTATTGGAGCCGAAGGCAAATAAAGTTGTATTGCAGTTGTATTGCCGCCAGTACGGATTATTTGTATAGGAGCGCAATCATCTGCAAGTGAAACTCTTGCAGTTCCTGTATATGGCCTAAAGAAATCCCACACCTGAATTGCAGGTGTGTTCTCGGATGCAAACCCCGTAAACATTAGTAATCCCCGCCAATGGCAGTTAAATGGAATCCTGCCGCAACAGCCGTACCAAACGTAGCGTACACACGATACCCTGCTGCCAAACTGATGTTCAAAGGCAAAATGATGTCTGGAAGTTCTGCTGTTTGAGATACGGTTGTTGCAGACAAGGTGCGCTCAAGATACAGCGTGTTGTTGGCTGCTGTTGTAGTCACTGATCCGTTGTTCAACCAGATGCGGATAACAGTCGCCACGTTAGTTCCAAGCGCCCTAACCTTGATGAAGTCAAGTCGTGAGCCTTCTACCGCACCCGCTGTTTCAATAGGGCCATAGATTGTGCCGCTGGTCAGGTCAGTCGTTGTGTTGGCTGTTAGGCCGGGAGTACCCGCAGTTGCGGCTGTTCCGCTTACCCAAGAGTTAACAGGGATTAGCGGAAAAATAGGGTTTGTATTCTGTGCCATTTACATTGCTCCGATTGACCAAGATTGTAATTTGGGGATAGGTGAAGATGATCCTCCACCACCTGCCGCCTGAAAAGTTGCGGCTACGTTAGGTCCGTTGGAGGTAAGCACCTGTCCAGCTGTGCCAAAGTTGTTACTTGCTACAACAGCATACTCAGCGGGGTACGTGACAAAGACGTCTTTGGTGCCTGCGGAGAATGTAACGAGCGAGCCAGAATTGCTGGACTCTAAAACGGTGTCCCGACTAAGCGTAGTTCCGGAAGACGTATACGTGCCAATGCCAACCTCCCACTCCGTAGAGGGGGACTGACCAACAATGGCGTAGTAGGTTACGTTGGCATTACCAACAACCGAAAAAGATTGAAAGCCGGAGACTGCCCCGGCCAGTGTTATGGTACCCGTACCCGTGGAGGTCGTGGTTTCCTTGACCCTGTCCTTGAGTACGAGTGCCATAAATTACGCCTGTTCTAACTGAGCCTCTTCAAACCAGCGCTGCGTGACGTTACCATCCGCATCAGTCCACTCAATCATGTAGAAGAAGTTGCCGTCTTCGTCCATGCGCAGAGCTTGAACTGGGCCTTCTGGTACGACTGCGATCAATTTGACAGCTTGGCCTTTTGCAAATTTTGTTGCCATGATTTAACTCCTGATTAAGTCGCTGTTAAGCTGAATGTGTAAGTTACGTTCAAGGTATCGCCTGACACCACCGAGCGGTCGCCGGGAGATTGAAAGTCAGAAGCCGAGAACAAGATACCAGTAGTGCCGGACTTGGTGCTGTTGCTGATCAAAAACGCACCAGCAATTGTTGAAGTGGCATTGATGCTAAATGAAGCCGGAGAAGCTGAGTTAGTCTGCACGGATGGGTTGGCTGTGGTGGCCGTACCAAATGTGGCAGCGGGGCGAGTTGCGTTGCTGTAACCGACGTTCTCTGTCCAACCACCGTGAGAGGAGGCGGTGTCGCCAGCCGCAATCGTAGTGCCAGAACCCGGACCGTCAATCAGACCGATAAACCAAGCGGCTGTGTACGCAGAACCTTTAAAATACTGAGCGTTCATGTCCTGTAGACCGACGTTCACCACCAAGTTGTGGGAGCTGTGTTCCCACTTTAGCTTGCCGTCTTTGTCGAAGCACTGGAGTGTATAGACACCGCCAGCGCCAACGCCTTCGGTTACAGGTTTTGCAGTTGCCAAGGCTGCGGCTACGATGTCTGTAGAGCGGGCGATTTCATTAAACATGATATTTCCTTAATTTGAAGAGCGAATTAACGCGGTTGTTGCCGTATTAGATGGCATGGTTACGAGGAAGGAGCTGGATGTTTTATCTGAGCCAAAGTCCAACACCGCCACCGATCTGTTTGCCTTGGTAACATTGTAGATCAAAGCGCATCGCGCTGTCACTGCCGCACCAAAAGCTGCATTGTTAAAGTTCACGTAGGCGGTGTAGCCATCCGAATTAATGGTCACGCCAGTCAACGCAATCCCACCTGCCACATAACCACCACCCGTCACCTCATTGGTAACGCTATAAACCGTTGTGGTTTCGTTTAAATCTGCGCTAGCTGTGTACAGAGCAATATTGAACGTGTCTGTCGTAAAGTCATGCACGGCCTGATACAGCTCCTTTTTGAAGCTGGTGGTTTGCGTTTGGACAATAGAACTCATGAAACTTGAATCCTAAGTTGGCCGTCACGGTAAGCATCCTGACGCTGTTTGCCATCACCCAAGTTCTTGAGCAGAGCAATCGCTTGCACATAGCGATCTTGATACAACTTAACCATGTCTGCCTCACCCTTCATGTAGGTGACTGCCTCGCACATCGTTCCATACAACAGCGCAGAGTCAAAGTTATCACCCAACCAAGTCTGGCCAGCAGTCACAATGGATTCTGGGTAGTAGTAAAAATGCAACTCAACACCGTAGTTGGTATTTGGTGTAGGGCCAAGGATAAACGACAGCT